GCAACATCTAGTTTTCTTAATGAGCAAGCTCTTACAAATCAAATGGGTGAAAGTTGGAAGGACGAATTTTGGAGCCTGATTTTTGGGGCAATCCTTGTGGCTTCCTTCTTGCCTTGGACACAACCATTTGTTAAGGAAGGGTTTGTTTTCTTAGAACAATCGACCCCAAATTGGTTCGCCAACATGTTATATATTATAATAGGCAGCTCATTTGGATATCGCTTTGGAAAACAAGGTTTGCAAATGATAAATAAAAAGGGTAAGTAATGGATGGAATTAACTTAGCTGAACATTTGCTAAAAAAAATACGAGAGAGAAAAGAAAATTTTACAATATCTCTTTCGGATGGTGCGATAACTTCTATGGAAGATTATCGGTTTATTGTAGGTCAGATACGTGGCATGACTTACGCTGAAGAAGAAATAATCGCCGCGATGAAAGGAACTGAGCTAGAAGATGGCTAAAAAACTATTCGTGCCAGAGAGATTTGCTAATGCACGTAAAAAAGAAGCAACGATGGAAATTCCAGAAGCAGTTAAAAAAGGATTTCCAAAAATAGAAGATAACCCCAATTCAAAAGACCCTTCTGAGTTAGATGTATCTGCTTTAGAAAGACTTCCTCAACCTGTAGGATATAGAATACTTGTTATACCTTACTACATGAAGTCAAAAACTAAAGGTGGTATTTTCATACCTGATGCGACACGAGATCGTGAAAGTTTCGCAACAGTCGCAGCGTATGTCGTAAAACTTGGTGCAGACGCTTATACTGATGCTGGGAAATTCCCAACAGGTGCTTGGTGTTCTGAAAAAAGTTGGATTCTTATGGGAAGATATGCTGGAAATAGGTTTAAAGTTGAGAATTTAGAGGTAAGATTGATAAATGATGACAATATTATCGCAACAATACTTGACCCTAGCGATATTTCCTATGTATAAAAGAATTGGAGAACAAAAATGAATATAGAAAATCAAAATGCTGTGGAAGAAAATGAAATTATTTCTGTAGATGTTGAAGAAGTAGAAGAACAAACATCTACATCTGAAATACCAGTTGTTCCAGAAAAAGAAGAAACCCGAACAAATGTTCAGGAAACAGAAGTTTCAACACAAGCAGATGAATTAGCAGATTATTCTGATAATGTTAAAAAAAGAATTAATCAATTAACAGCTAAGAGAAAACAAGCACTTGAAGAAGCTGAAGCTGCAGTTCAATATGCACAGCAACAAAAAGTTGAAAATGATAGACTTAAAAAGCAATTAGAAACTTTAGATAAAGGTTACACGCAAGAATATAGTAGCCGTGTTGAAAGCCAAGAAGATCAAGTTAAAAAAATATATAAAGAAGCCCATGAAGCAGGAGATGCTGACAAAATGGCAGAAGCTCAATCTATCATGGCACGATTGGCTGTTGAAAAAGAAAGAGTTAGAGTTCAAAAAGCTAGATCTGAACAATATGCACAACAAGAGCAAAAACCACAACCAGAACCACAACCTAGACAACAAGTTCCAAAAGTAGAAGATCTTGATCCAAAATTACAAACATGGATGAAGTCTAATAACTGGTTTGGAACAGATATGGTTATGACAGGTGCTGCTCAAGGTTTACATCAACAGTTAGTTGGTTCTGAAGGTTTTGATCCAACATCTGACGAATACTATTCTGAAATAGATAAACGTATGAAAGATAGTTTTCCAAACAAGTTTCAGGAGAAACGGCAAAACGTCCAAGCTGTAGCTCCTGCCACGTCTAACGGACGTGCTGTTAAATCTGGACGGAAAAAGACTGTGGAGTTATCTCCAGGTCAAGTAGCTTTCGCTAAAAAAATGAACATACCTCTTGAGAGATATGCCAAGGAAGTTGCTAAAATAAATTCAAGGAGTGCATAATGGCTGAAATTGATAGAAAAAGTCGAGACTCGCAATCTCGTGAAAAAACAGAGCGAAGAAACGATTGGAAGCCACCATCTGCGTTAGATGCTCCTGAAGCACCTATAGGTTATAAACATAGGTGGATACGTGAGTCCGTTATGGAATATGACGATAAAAACAATATTCACAAAAGAAGACGTGAAGGCTATGAGCTTGTTAAGGCAGAAGATTATCCAGAATTTGATGCTCCTGTTGTTGATGAGGGTAAGAACGCTGGGGTTATAGGCACTGGTGGATTATTACTTGCGAGAATTCCAGAAGAAATTGTGGAACAACGTGAGGATTATTTTAAAAATAAAACACAGACTCAAATGGATGCTGTGGATCGTGATTGGATGAGAGAAAATAATCCAGTTATGCCAAAATTAAAACCCCAAAGAAACAGCAATGTTTCATTTGGAAACAATCGTAATTTAAATGAAAAATAAGGAGAGTTCAAATGGCAAATCAAGATGCCGCTTTTGGTATGCGTCCTGTAGGTAAAATAGGTGGTATGCCTTTTACTGGTGGACAAAGCCGATATAGAATCGCTGCTAATTATGGAACATCAATCTTTCAGGGTGACATGGTAATGCAAGTCACTGGTGGTACTGTAGAAGTACACGCTGATGGTGGAACAGTTCCTATTGTAGGCGTATTTAATGGTGTTCAGTATACTGACCCAACAACTAAGGAACAGAAATTTAGTAATTTCTATCCTGCGAGTACTAATGCTTCTGACATTATTGCTTTTATTATAGATGACCCAAATGTTATCTATGAAATTCAATGCGATGCAGCTTTTCCAGTTGCAGATTTATTTGGTAATTTTGATATTGTTTACACATCTGCTGGCAGTACCACTACTGGTATTTCTGGTGCTGAGTTAGACGTAACAACTGGTGCTACAACTGCTGGTTTACCTTTAAAATGTATTGACATTTCGCAAGACCCTGAAAATTCTGATGTAGCATCAGATGCAACCAATGTGCACGTTGTGATCCAAAATTCTATTTTTGGTCAAAAAGGTGCAGGCTTAGCGTAGGAGAATAGATAATGGCAATAAGTAGAGCACAACTAGCGAAAGAGCTAGAACCAGGTCTGAACGCATTGTTTGGAATGGAATATGATAGATATGATGCAGAACATGCAGAAATCTATGATACAGAATCTTCTGACAGAGCGTTTGAAGAAGAAGTGATGTTATCAGGTTTTGGTAACGCACCAACAAAAGCTGAAGGTGCTGGAGTAAACTTTGATTCTGCGAATGAAGTTTACACTGCACGTTACACGCATGAAACAATTGCATTAGCATTTGCTTTAACGCAAGAAGCTATGGAAGATAACTTGTACGACAGATTAGGTGCAAGATATACAAGAGCATTAGCTCGTTCTATGGCTCACAGCAAACAAGTAAAAGCTGCGGCAACTTTGAATAATGCGTTTAGCAGTTCATTCACAGGTGGTGATGGTAAGGAGCTTTGTGCTACTGATCATCCTCTTGGTGGTGGTGGAACATTTAGAAATGAGCCTAGTACGGCTGCTGATTTAAATGAAACATCATTAGAGAACGCTTTAATAGACATTTCAACATTTGTTGATGAGAGGAATATGATTATCGCACTTCGTGGTATGAAATTAATTATTCCACCTCAACTACAATTTATTGCTGATCGTCTACTAGAGTCTACTCTAAGACCAGGTACTTCTGATAATGATGTTAATGCAATGAAGAACATGGGTATGTTACCAGAAGGTTACATTGTAAACCATTTCTTAACAGACACAGATGCATTTTTCATTAAAACAGATGCACCAAGAGGTTTCGTACATTTTGAAAGATCACCTCTTGCTACATCTATGGAAGATGACTTTGGAACTGGTAATATGAGGTTTAAGGCTAGAGAAAGATATTCATTTGGATTTTCTGATCCAAGATGTGTATTTGGATCACCAGGTGCTTAAATAAACCGAACAAATGTTAAAGGCGACTTTACAAGTCGCCTTTTTTTTTATATTCTTAAAAAAAACCTTAACTGCATAATGCAGACAAGCCAAGATAAGGAGAATTTACATGGCAAATACAACTTTTAAAGGAACACTACGTTCTGAAGGTGGCTATTCATCTATAGCTACAGATTCAACCACAGGTGCAGAAACCACACAGATGTCAATTTCAACTGCTGGTTTTGCTTCATTAGATGCAAATACAATGGCAACTGAAGCTGGTACAGGTATAACAACTGGTTCAGGTACTATTTACAGAAGTTCTGTACAAAGAAGTGGTGGTATCATTACAACAAGAATATTGATTGACTTAACTGGCTTAAGATCAACTGGCTCTGGCGACATCATTGGTGTTAACGGAACAGCATTGGTTTGTCACATTGGACAAATCACTGCAGCAAGAAACGGCACTATCTTAACTGGTAGCATGGAATGTTTTGAAGCTCCAGCAGGTGGCGATCCAGACATTAATATTCACTCAGCTACAGAAGGTACTGGTGTTGAAGATGGAGCAATCTCTGGTCTTTCTGAAACACTCCTTGTTAACTCTGGTGACGCAACACTGGGTAGTAAAGTTTTCTTCGCAGCCGTTCCAGCAGCAGATGAGTTCCTGTACCTAACAACAGGTGCGGCAACTGATGCTGACTATACAGCAGGTAAACTTTTAATTGAGCTCATGGGTTACGAAGCCTAATAGGAGGATTGAATGGCTGATGCAGTAGCAAGTCAAACTATACAAGATGGCTTAAAAACGGCTGTTTTAAAGTTTACTAATATTAGTGATGGTAGTGGAGAAAGTGCTGTTGCAAAAGTCGATGTTAGTGCTTTAGGAGCCGATGCAAGTGGACGTGCTTGTACAGATGCAACGATAGAGAAGATATGGTGGCAGTGTACAGGCATGAAAGTAAGTATTTTATTTGATGCTTCAACAGATGTTTTAGCAATACAACTAGGGGAGAACCAATCTGGTTATCACGATTATACTCCCTTTGGTGGTATTCCGAACAATTCTGGAGGTGGTAAAACAGGTGATATTAAATTTACCACTGTTGGACACTCAAGTGCTGATACTTACACAATCATCATGCAAGTCAGAAAAGGGTATTAATGTCTACAAAGATACAAGGTGAAATAAAGGTTGTTAATCAAAGATTAGATACAATCGAAAATAATCACCTTGTTCATTTGAGAGATGACATTAAATCTGTAAACCAAAAAATATGGGCGATAGTTATATTAGCTATCGCTCAGTTATGCTCTTTAGTTTTAATTTTTTTGTCAAAAGCAATTTGAGGTAAAAATGACAACATCAAGCTCAACGGATTTTGAATTAGCAGTCGATGACTACATTGAAGAAGCCTTTGAACGATGTGGCTTAGAGATTAGAACAGGATATGATTTAAAAACTGCTAAAAGATCATTAAACTTAATGTTAGCAGAATGGGCTAACAGAGGTTTAAACCAATGGACAATTGTTCAGAGAACACAAGCATTAACAGCAGATGACAGCGAATACGATTTAGGTACTGATGTTATTGATGTTTTATCTGTAGTTGTTAGAAGAAGTGGAACAGATTTTAATATGTCACGTATAAGTCGTGATACTTATTTATCTATTCCAACAAAAACTACAACAGGTAGACCTACTCAATTTTTTCTTGATAGACAAATAACACCTAACTTAAAGATTTGGCCCGCACCTGAGAATAGTACAGATGTCATACATTATGATGCTCTTACTAGAATACAAGATGCTGACACAATGCAAAATACATTAGAAGTTCCTTTTAGATTTTATCCTTGTTTAGCAGCAGGTCTAGCATATTACATATCTTTAAAACGTGCACCAGATCGTATTCAATTATTAAAAAATATTTATGAAGAAGAATTTGATAGAGCTATGGCAGAAGATAGAGACAGGTCATCTTTTACCATAACTCCTAGTATGTCTTATTATAAGGTTTAGTAATGCCAAAATATGCAAATGCAAGTAACGCTTACGTAATTTCAGATCGTTCTGGATTTAGGTATCGTTTCAAAGATACTAAAAAAGAATGGAATGGATTGCTTGTTGGTAAAGATGAATATGAAGAAAAACATCCACAATTAGATCCTAGACCTAAAAAGGCAGATGCAGAAGCCTTGAGAGATGCAAGACCTGAAAGGTCAGAGCCATCTATAGAAGTTTTATTAGAATTAAACCCTTTTCAGACAGGTAGCTCTGGAAGTAGTACAATAACTGTTACAGAGAAAAGTCATGCAAGATTAGCATCAAGCACTGTTCGTTTTAGGAATGTTGCTCCTTTTGATGGTATAACAAGTTCAGTAATGCAAAATGCTTCTGGTTATAGTATTGCTAGTGTTGTTGATACAGATAGCTATACTGTTAGTGTATCTGATACTGCAACTGTAGGTTCTGTAAAAGGTGGTGGTAAGATTGCATCAGCAGGACCTGTGACATTGGAGAGTTAAATGAGTTTTACATTAACAGAATTAAAATCAACCATACAAGATTACTCAGAGAATAATGAAACAACTTTTGTTTCTAACCTTAGAGAATTTATAAGAGCATCAGAAAATAGAATATTTAAATCAGTTGACTTTGAAGTATTTAGAAAAAACGTAACTAGTGCAGCTTCTTCTTCTGATAAGTTTTTATCTGTTCCTGATGATTATTTAGCATCATTTAGCTTATCTATAACTAACTCTAGTAATATCGAATTTTTATTAGAAAAAGATGTAAATTTTATACAAGAATATAATCCAAACGCATCAACAACTGGTGTTCCAAAGTATTATGCAAGATTTGATGTAGATAACTTTATATTATCTCCAACACCTAACAGTAACTATTCTGTTGAACTTCATTATTATTACAGACCAACTAGCTTGGCAGACAGCACAATTGTTCTGACAGTAGGAGCTGCAAGTAGTTTTGCTGTAAACGAAGTAATTACAGGAGCTTCTAGTGGTGCTACAGCAACGATTAGTTCTAAGAATGATGGTACGAATCAGTTAACAATAGTGGTTCCAACAACAGCTTTTACAAGTGGAGAGACAGTAACAGGTGGCACAACAGGTCATAGTTCTGCTATATCTGCTATATCAAGCGATACAACAACAACATGGTTGAGTAAAAATGCTAGAAGTGCTTTACTGTATGGAGCACTTTATGAAAGTTATATTTTTATGAAAGGTGAACCAGATATTTTGACTTTATACGAAAAAAGATTTACTGAAGAACTTATGAGATTAAAAGATTTAGGAGAATCAAGAGAAAATGCTGATGCTTATAGGCAAGGATTACCTAGAAGACCAAGGACATAGGAGATAAAACATGGCAACCTCAAATGCAGCAACCAACTATTTAGAAAGAAGATTATTACATTATATCTTCAAGAATAACTCGTTAAGTTTTGCAAGTCCTGGTGACAGCATTTATGTAGGACTAGCAACAGCCGTATCTGCCGCTGAAACAGGTTCAGTAACAGAAGCTAGTTTTGGTGGATATGCTAGACAACAAGTAGCAGCAGCAAGTTGGACAACAATAGGTGCTGACTCAACAGACGCACAGACAGCCAAGAACACAAGTGCAATTGATTTTCCAGCTAAGACAGATAGTGGAACACAAACAATAACTCATGTGATTATAACTGATGCAAGTTCAAGTGGTAACACATTGTTTGTTGGAGAATTAGATGCAACTAAGACATTAGCAGAGGGTGACATATTTAGAATTAACGCAACAAACTTGAGTATTGAGTTGAAGTAATGGCTTTAGTAATAAAGGATAGAGTTAAAGAAACCACAACCACTACAGGCACTGGAACATATACGTTAGCTGGTGCAGTAAGTGGGTTTGAGACTTTTACTGCTAACCTTAGTAATTCAGATACAACGTATTATGTTTGTACAGACAATACTGACTTTGAAGTTGGGTTAGGCACGTTTACATCTTCTGGAACTACATTAGCTAGGACAACCATATTGGCGAGTTCTAACTCTAACAATGCTGTAAACTGGTCATCAGGAACAAGAAGTGTCTTTATGACATATCCTGCTGACAAAGCAGTGTTTGAAGATGCAAGTAATAATATAAACGGCACATTTGTAGGTAATATAACTGGTAATGTTACAGGAAATACATCTGGTACTGCGGCAACTGTAACAGGTGCGGCACAAACTAATATTACATCAGTTGGAACTTTATCAAGTTTAGCAACATCTGGTGACATAACTGTAGGTGATGACTTATTTGTTTCTGGTGGTTTGATTGATCTTAAAAATGATGGTGCTTTTGTTTCTCAGATAAAATTTTATTGTGAAAGTTCAAATCAACACGCACAAACACTTATTGGTGCACCACACTCAGAAAGTGCATCAAATACTTTAACACTCCCAAGCACTGGTGGAAATGCTAGATTAGTTACAACAGCTTCAACGGCTACACTAACAAACAAAACATTTGATGTAGAAGGCACTGGCAATTCAATTTCAAATATTGACGTAGCAGATTTAAAGTCAGGTGTATTGGATACTGATATTAGTAGTGTCTCTGGAAGTGATGACACGTTAGCATCAGCCAAAGCAATTAAAACTTATGTTGATGCTCAAGTTACAGCACAAGATTTAGATGCGTCAACTGACAGTGGCACAATAGCTATTGATCTTGATAGTGAAACTTTAAGTGTTGCAGGTGGTGAGGGAATAAATACTTCAGCAACAGGTAACGAGATAACTATTGCAGGTGAAGATGCCACCACGTCTAATAAAGGTGTTGCAAAATTTAATACTGCTGATTTTGCTGTCTCTTCTGGAGATGTTACAATTAAAGCAAGTGGTGTTAGTAACACGCAACTTGCAGGGTCTATAGCAAATTCTAAACTAGCAAATTCATCTGTTACAGTTTCTGACGGATCAAATACATCAGCCATAGCGTTAGGTGGCACACTTACATTTTCAGGAACAAGTAATGAAGTTGAAGTTGCAGAAAGCTCAGGAACAGTAACGATTGGGTTGCCAAGTGCAATTACAGCTAATGTTACAGGTAATCTTACAGGAAATGCTAGTGGAACAGCAGCAACTGTGACAGGTGCAGCACAAACTAACATTACATCATTAGGAACACTTACTGCATTGACTGTTGATGAGGTAGGTATAAATGGCAAAGTCATTACTATGACAGGTTCTAGTGGTGATACAGCAACTATAACAGTAGGAACAAACGGAACATTAGATATAGCCACAACAGATGGTGGTGGTGCAGCAGGCAATATACAAATTACAGCAGATGGTACGGCAGAACTTGCAGGAACAACTGTCACATTAGACTCAAGTGGTGGTATTACATTAGATGCAGATGGTGGTACAATAACATTTGCAGATGCTGGTTCTTCATTAGGTACAATTACTTCTGATGGATATACAGGAAATGTTGTTGGAAATTTAACAGGTAATGTAACAGGAAACACAAGTGGTACAGCTGCAACAGTAACAGGAGCTGCACAATCTAGCATTACATCTTTAGGTACGTTAACGACTCTTACAGTTGATAACGTAATTATTAACGGATCAACAATTGGACATACTGGTGATACTGATTTAATGACAGTTGCTAGTGGTGTGTTGACAGTTGCAGGTGAAGTTGATGCAACAAGTTTAGATATTAGTGGTGATGCTGACATAGATGGCACACTGGAAGCAGATGCAATAACAGTTGCAGGAGCAACATTAAGTTCTGTTATTCAAGACGAAGCAACAGCATTAGCAATAGCGTTAGGATAAGATATGGCAAACACATTTAAAGTAGTTACTTTTGCAGCAGAACCCAATGCAGCAGGAACAGAATATGTTGTGTATACNACGGCAGGAAGTACAACAACGATTATTCTTGGATTTTTGTTGTGTAATATTCATACATCTCAAGTTACAGCAACTGTTAGATTAATTAGTGATACAACAAAAACAGGTGCTACTGGTAATGCA